TTATCTTCGTGCATTTAATGACTCTGATAAAACACCAGTTTATCTGGAAAGATTTTTGTCAGTATCAATGGATGAATCACAAGATAATTACATAGGTAGAAGAATAGGTACAATTGACAACAAATATCCGTTGAGAAGTTCTTATGTTGTGGTTGAAATGGCTGAAAACGCACCAAGAGATGGTGTTGCTTCAGGTTTTGAGGGATATGAGTTTAGAACATATGGTACTGGTACAACCGAAGCAGATTACTGCGGTGTTCCTGAATTACCATACAAAACAAAATATTATGCACCTGGTGATGTAATTGTTAATCCACCATTTGCATTACCAATTATTTCAACTGGTGATAAAGTTAGAAAAATATTCTTAGGATTTACAGATCTTGAGTATGGATTTGATGCTGACTTGTTAGCGTTTAAAGGTAAAGTTTCTTTATCTGGTGATAATTCATACAATGATGGAATAGATTGGTCAACAAAAACCAAAGGATTCCACTTTGATATAAATGCATCGACAATTGTCGATTTAAACAATAATCCAGTTTTCGCAACAGGTGTTGGTACATTTACTGATCCAGTTGCTATTGCTTCAAATTTAGCACATCCATATCACGATATTAAAACTAGAAAGTTCACAGCTTTATTTGCTGGTGGATTTGATGGTTGGGATATTTACAGAGAGCAAAGAACCAACCTTGATGATTATAAGATTGGTAGAAATGCCTTTGTTACATCTGGATTTGACACATTCACAAGTATTGAATATGGTGAATTGTTTGGTACATCAGATTACTATGCAACTCTATACGGGGTTAAAACATTTGAAAACCCAGAACAAACGGTTATCAATATATTGGCAACACCAGGTATTGATATAATCAACAATACTGAACTTGTTAGAGATACTATTGAAATTGTTGAAGAAAAAAGATTAGACTCAATTTACTTACCTACATTACCTGATATTAAGTTGATTGGAAATAACAATGCAGCTAACAGCGAAGATTGGTTATATCCTAATGATATCATTGATGAGTTGAATAATACAGAAATTGATTCTAACTATACTGCGGTATACTACCCTTGGATTCAAATTTCAGATACCGAAAATAACGCTAACCTTTACATTCCACCAACTGCGGAGGTTGTAAGAAACTTAGCCTTCACTGATAACGTGGCACATCCTTGGTTTGCAACCGCTGGTTACAACAGAGGTATTGTTAACTGTATCAGAGCTCGTATCGCTTTGGATCAAGAAAGTAGAGATATTCTTTACCCAGGTAGAATTAACCCAATCGCTACATTCTCTGACGTAGGGAACGTAATTTGGGGTAACAGAAACCTTCAATTGAGAGACAGTGCGTTGAACAGATTGAACATTAGAAGATTATTGTTACAAGCAAGAAAATTAATTGTGGCGGTAGCAAATAGATTGTTGTTCGATCCAAATGATGCTCAGGTTAGAAGTCAATTCTTATCATTGGTTAATCCTATCTTGGATAACATCAGAAAAGAAAGAGGTTTAACTGACTTTAGAGTTTCATTGGTAAATGAAGTTGAAGATAACGATAGAAACACACTTAGAGGTAAAATCTTTATCAAACCAACACCTACCTTGGAATTCATTGAATTGGAGTTCGTGGTTACACCAACAAGCGTATCTTTCGATAACATCTAATCAAAATAAAATAAAAAAAATAAAAGGCTCAGTTATCTGAGCCTTTTTTATTTTGAACATATGAAAGAGTCAATTTGACCCACAGTACCAATTATATAGAGTACCAATATATAATAGTACTATTATTTGTTTATTTAATAATTATTTATTACTATTAGATATTTATTATATATAACTAATAATATATGGTACTCTTATTTATAGGGCCCTTTGATAAAATTAAGGAAAAAAAATGATAAAGTCAAGTCTTTTCCAAAAAAAATTTTTCAACTATTTATAGTAAAATAAAAAAGTATCTGAACAAAGCGAATTTGCTAGATATTTATATAAAGAAATAAGACACTTAAAAAAAATAGAAAATTATGGCCAACTTATTAATGAAAATGCCTGTACCTTATGAACCAAAAAAACAAAACAGGTTTATATTAAGATTTCCTAGTTCATTGGGTATTAACGAATGGTTCGTTATTTCTACTTCAAGACCAAAGATTACAATTGGTGAGGTTGAAATCCCATTTTTGAATACATCGACCTATGTTGCTGGTAGATTTAACTGGGAATCAATCGATGTAACGTTTAAAGACCCAATAGGGCCATCTGCTGCTCAAGCGTTAATGGAGTGGGTTCGTTTACATGCTGAATCTGTTACAGGTCGTATGGGCTACGCCGCTGGTTATAAAAAGGATATTGAACTTGAAATGTTGGATCCAACTGGTGTTGTTGTCGAAAAATGGATTTTACAAGGTACATTCTTGACCAACGTTGATTTTGGTTCATTAGATTATAGCGCTGAAGATATCGCTGAAATTACAGCAACTCTCAGACCAGACAGATGTATCTTAGTATACTAATACAATTTTAAAATTATTAACAGTACCCGATTTGCTTACCGTAAGATCAGCAATCGGGTCTTTTTTTTATCCGTTAATAACTTTACTATATTTTTCAATTGACTCTTTTAATTTTTTCTTAACTTTTTTACTATCTTTCATTTCGTGTTCCCAAAAAATTACCAAAGTGTAAGTTTTATCAAATTTCACGTTTTTAATCTTGTATTGGTCGTTTTTTAAGTTTTTTCTTTGAAATGGATATTTTGTTTCTGGGTAGTGTGTTTTACAGCAATGGTAAAAACATCCATGGGTTTCGACCAAAATACTATGTTCGGTCAATAAAAAATCGTATTCTCTATTTTTGAATATGAAGTGTGGGATATACTTTATTTCCAAAGAATCCAACAATTCACCAAAAGATACTTCAAGATTTGAGGTACCTTTCATTTTTTTAAACATTTTGCTTATTTTACCTTTCTTTTTTGTCATGTGTTTCCTATTATTATATAATTACCGTAAAAACCAAAGTAAACGGTAAAAAAATAAAAAAATACTGTTTACACTATTTAATATTAGCTTATAATTAAACAAGTAAAAATATGAACATGGAAAATTCAATGATGGAACCAGCACATGACGTGCTTGCATTACCTTCACAAGGTAAATTCTATAAAAATAAAAAATCAACCGTTAAAGTTGCTTATCTAACAGCGGCTGATGAAAACATCCTAACATCACCAAACCTTTTACAGAATGGTAAAGTTATCGATGTTTTGTTGGATAAAAAAGTTATTGACCAAGATTTAAAAGCTGGTCAAATGCTATCGGGTGATAAAAATGCAATTTTGTTCTTTTTAAGAGCAACTGGTTATGGTGAAATGTATCCAGTTGAGATTACAGACCCAAAAACTGGTGAAAGATTTGAAACAGAAATAGATATCAGTCAATTTCAACCAAAAGAAATAACGGTTCAACCAGATGAGAATGGTGAATGTGATTTTGTTTTACCAAGAAGTAAAAGAAAGGTAAAGTTTAGATACTTGACTGCTGATGAAGATGAAAAGTTGGTTAAAGAAGATGAAGCCAGAAGAAAAAAATTGGGACAAAACGCAATATCCCAATTATTGACAATGAGATTGGCTGCACAAATAATGGAAATTGATGGTGTTCGTGATAGGGCACAAATTCAAGCATTCATTGACCAAATGCCTGTTGGTGATTCTGGTTCGTTAAGAAAGTTCATTAACGACAACGAACCTGGCCTTGATTTAAACATTTCAGTGCAAGCCCCAAGCGGAGAATTTTTTTTTGGTGAACTTCCAATTACCTCGAAATTTCTTTGGCCTTACATCGAACTATAAAAAAGATATTCTTTATGAATTTTATGTTCTTATAAAACATGGTAATTTTGGGTATGCTGATATATTACACATGCCAGTTTATGAGAGAAGAGCTTTTATTGATATTTTGATGGAAGAAAATAAAAAGGTTAAAGAATACAGAGAAAGAGAAGCCTCAAAAGCTAACGCAAAAAGAAAATAATTGGAACCCACAAATTCTTGTGGGTTTTTTAATTTAAAACTATTTATATTAAATTGTAAAGACCATGTCAATTGAAAAAATATTACAAAGAATAAAAATGATAGAAAATGATGATTTCACAACAACTGGTGAAACATTAAATGAAGCGATAAAAGGTAGCCCAGAAGATATGAAAGCAATATTTGCACAACGTAAAGGACTATTACCAAAAGTAAGATCATTTTTGGGTTTAAGAGATAGGGATAGTGGTATGGATAATACATTATCTGGTTTGGCTAGAACTGATAAAAATACTCGTGATATTCAAGCTTCGGCTGATAAATTATTTAATACAGATGGAGCCACAAGAGTTAATTTAGGAAGAGAAGATATACCAGGTAAAGATCGCGCTGTAATATACAAAATATTTGATTTAATGAAAAAGCATAAAGTATTACCATTAAACGATTTGGAACAAAACTACAAACCAAAATATGGTTATACTAGAGAGGATTCACAAAATGGTAAGGATGATGTTTTAGTTTTATCAAGATCGCAAGCAATAAGTATATATTATAATGATAATAAATTGTCTAATTTGGTTTCTTTAGAGCTTAGTAACAAAAATAGAAAATTTAATCGAAACGATTTTAATGCTTTTTACAACGACATAAACGGAAATAAAACAACATATCGTGTTAGTAGTGTGACACTACAAAACGATATTATAACAATTAAGTTTTAATAATATATGGCCCAAGGGGATCTTTTTAGACAATTTGTTGAACAAAATGGTGTTTTGGAAAGAGCACTTAATGCTAACATCATTAATTTAGAGCAAAGACGTGAAATTCTTGAAGATGTTTATACCAGAGAAATGAATATTTCTGAGGCTAGAAAAAAATTACTCAAATCTGATGAAAAAAGTTTAAATGTTCTAAAAAGAATTGCAAGTGTGGGTAAAAAAGTTTCATCTCAGGCAAAAGAAAATCTTGAAACAAAAAGAAAAATTGCTCAAAATGATGCGTTTATAGAGAAATTGGAGCTAAAGATAATAAAAGCAAGAAAAGATGGTAATCAAGCTTTAGCTGACGCATTAATGACACAAAGAAATAAAATGAAATTGGATAACCAGATGAACAAGGTTACCCTACAACAAATGAGAAGATCAATACCATTGTTAGGTAGAATGGGTTCAGTTGGTGCGGCAATTTCAGACACTTTGGTTAGCATTGGTGGTATTTTTGGTTCTATGTTTTCAATATTGGGTGCTATTGCAACGACACTTATAAAGGTTGGTAGTACCTTGGTTAAATTAATCTTGGCGCCACTAAGAAAAGCTTTTAATGTTTTTCTTGAAATGCAAAGTGTAGTTGGTAATTTAGCTGCTGATATTGGTTTAACGGCTCAAGAATCAAGAAATTTATTAAATAATTTTGCTTCATTAACATTGGCTGCTATGAGATATGGTGGTTCAATGAAAGATGTCGCAACAATAATACAAACATTTAGTGATGTTACCAGCAAAAATAGACTTTTTAATGAAAATGAAATTGGTAAGTTGGTTGAACTTGGGCTTGGTACGTCATTAGGTGTACAAGGTGCGTCTGAACTTGCTGCGAGTTTTGATAATATTGGTTTATCTTTAGAAAGAACAATTGAGTTGACAGATAAGGCCAGAAAC